TTACTACCTAACAATGCTTATATTACATATGTAGGTAGAGGCAAAGGATCACAAACATGGCCCGAGTGTGGCTTCTATGGTATGAACTTAAATCATCCAGTGTGTCACGAGTTCCTTAAAGAGTTTGAACGTATGTACGAAGATGCAGACAACGGCATTTTTGAATTAGAAGAATGGCACGACAGTTATGTGTTTGGACACATACTAAAACATTATAAAGAATTTGATGCTAATGCATTTGACTATAGTGCTACTATGTATATGCGTGAAGCACGTACAGGTGGCGGCGGACATCCTTTAATTAATACTGAACTAGGTAGATGGATGGATCACATGAAAGGTGATCGTAAAACTGCTGGTAAGAGCAAACGTACAGATATAATGGTTAATAGAAAAGAAGACTATTGGACTAAGTCGTAGTCAATACGTTCTTTTAATCCTGCTTTATTGTGTTCAATAAATGGTGCTAATGGACTTCTAGGCACAGGTGTTTTTACACGATCCCCGTATGTCATATTATACATTTTAAAGTTTCTACTGTGCATTGCTTGTACAGTTTTACCGTAAATTTCTCCATCATAAAATCTACGCATACCTTCACGTTTATCATTATAATAAATGTCTTTGTATGTATCACAAAACTCTTTGTAGCCTTTGTGTCTTGTATTTAAAACAAAGAATCCTGTTTCACAACTATAATAGTCAATGTCATTTTTGTTATGCCATACTTGTAAATGCGAACTTAAAAACTTATCTTGTGTAATATTTCCAAACACTGCTAGGTCAAAAGGCTTCTTAATTATTGTATCTGCATCAATCCAAATAATTCTATCAGCGTCAATATTATCCATAGCATGTATAATACTAAAGCCTTTTTTAGCAAATGTTTTTACTCTTTTATTTTTATGTCTTGCTTGAAATGATTCGTATGCATCGCCTAAGTCCCAGCCCATTTCAATAAACGTATCATCATTTAATGAGAAGTTATCTTCATTATAAACATGTAATTTTATTAAGTGTGACCAATGTTTCTTAAACGTATTCAACATATTAGAACCACAACGATCATAATATGATTGATTCATACTAGTTATACCTGCGTATTTCATAGGTACTCCTTAATAATATTCCATGCAGTTCCTTTTTCTAAATCTGCAAAATTAAAATGACTCATTGCTAGTTTTTCAATCCACTGTTGTCTTTCAGGACGTATTGGATTGTCTAGTTGACTTAAATCTGTATTGCCTACATCATATGCTTGACTAACTTTAGCATTAGGGTCTGTTATAAACACAGGAATACCCTCTATCGCCGCCGCTACGCCTGGGCTACTGTTGTATGTAACTACTGCCCAGCATTTTCTAAAATCGTCTAATATAGACGGTGCTGTGCTTATCTTAACACCTGGATAGTTCAAAGTCAAGTATTGTTTTGCTTTCTTATCTCCAGGGTGCGCTCTAACTATAATATCTCTATCAGTGTGTTGTTGTATTTCTTTAATAGTTTTATTACACCAATCCATTACGTCATATCCGCCCATGCTCCAACCGCCGTTGCGTTGTAAACATAATAGTATGTGCTTGCCTTTGTTAGTCCACGGTTGCAAATCAAAACCTAAGTTGCGTTTTAATTGTTGCCAGCGTGTAGGGTCTACATTATCTGTAAAGTAATTACCTGTGGTTGGAAATACATCATCTAAACTAAAACGTAGATACTGTTTAGTATTACCTGGATCTCTATATAAGAATAAATTACTATCAATAGCAAGTGTATGTTTGCCAATAAGTTTTTGTTGTTGTATTACTTGTCTGCGAAACATTAAGTGTGGAGTACTACCGCTATTTGCATGTACCCATCCTTGTATAACACCTAAGTCACTTGGTTCCCAGTTAGGTGTTTGAATTTCTAAACTTTCTCCATCAGTGCCTACGCCATTATGGAAACTTGTTAGAACTTGTCTTTTTTCTAAATTTTTATTATGTGCGGGAATACCTGCGTAGTAAATTCTTACAGATTTCATGTTGATGCCAATGTATGTTTAAGTTTGTCTTTATTAGTTTTATTAATATGATGTTTGAAATATAAACTAAAGCGTGTATTTTCTAATGCATTTACATTTTCACATACATCGTCACATAAATTTAAGAAGCCTGCTTTTTCACCTTTAGCAAAGTTACCAAGTACAATAGCATCATAAGGTTTGTGTAAACTTTCTAGTTTGTTTTGATCATTCCAAAATGCCCAATACTTGTTTGACCATAATGTTAATTTTTCATATTCTTCATTAAACAATACAAGTCCTGATTCGTAACAGTCAGGGTGTGAATTATTACTTTGCATCATAGCAACTGGATTTATAAATGGAAAACTAAATGCTTCTTCAGGCACTTTACGCATTTGTTCTATGTCTGCGTCTAACCAAATTATCCTTTCGTCCTCTTGTCTATTTTTTATAGCATGTATTTGTGCTACACTTTTACCCCAGAACTTTCTTATTTTAGTATTAACATCAAACTCGCTGTCAACATCTAATGCAGGTACATGTAACAATCTTTTGTTAAAAGGCAATTCATTAAACCATTCAACATCACCTTCGTGTTGGTCAATATATATTTCTACTTTGCCGGGCAAGTCCCATGTGCTAATACAATGCTTGCCAACGCCTTTCCAATAGTTTTTTGATATACTTGTAACAAATTTTAATTTCATACTAGGCCCTTTATTATTCTATGTGCTGTACCGTTTTGTAATTCTTCATTATGGAATTGTCCGTATGCTAAGTGACATGCCCATTTATATACTTTATGCGAGTCTTGTTGTGTTGGACTTTCAATACGACTAATATCCTTATCGCACACTGGATCAGCCGCTGTAGGCGCTGTAGTAAACGCTGAGACGCCATATAACACACTTTCTACTGCCGCTATGCTTTGATATGTAACCATTGCATGACAGTTGTCTAAGTCATCATATATAGTTTTGTCTATACGACTTTGGCGTGGTGCTTTGTCTCTAATTATAATAGTTCTATCTGTATGCTTTTCTATTTCGTTAACAGTATCTTTGACCCATTGATCTCTATCAATACCATAAAACTTACAAGGCTTTTCACTAGGTGTAACAAGTAATATATGTGCGCCACCTTTCTTAGGTTTGTGTATTGCTTGTTGTAGTCGGTTCCATCTGTCGTTTGGTCTGTCTATTATTTCGTTGTGTTGTACATCATTCTTTACTATACGATGCCATTGTTTCCAACCGTTTGGATTTATTGATGACTTGTAGTTTCCTACATAACCACTATCCATATAGTAAAAGTCTCTTTTGTTCTTCCAACATTCGTGTATAAGTTTTCGTTTGCCCATGCTACGTATTACAATAGGGACATCGTCTGGAAAGTCGCTATAGTCGTATATAGGCAAGTTTGCACTTTTAGCAAACATGTTTATATATTGATCTGTTTTATTTTTACTTAAACATATCATACAGTTCTTGTTTCCATAATTCATTAAACTGACAGTCTCTATAGTTTTCAAACCAAGGACCTCCTTCAGTGAAATGAATTAATTTAGGTTTTTCAATATCGTCGTACACACCTACTAAGTAGTTCCATGTATGATCTAGTTCGCCAATTTCTTCATCTTGTAGCCAACTAAACCTATGAAAGTATGCACCATTTAATTCTAAACTGTTAACTTGATCTTGGTCAACAACTTTATTACTAGGATGACTACAGTTCCATAACACAACACTTGACCAGTTCTTGCGTGGATAGATAGTTTGTTTTTGTCCGTCCATCTTAATACCTTCTTTAGGTGTGTAATCATGTTGCACACACATAACAGCATACTTGTCATCTGCTTGATCAAATAATTCTTTAATGTCTGTTGTAAGCAACATATCACAATCCATAAACAAAGCCCAGCCTTTATAGTTAGCAAGCTCTGGTACTAAGAAACGTGTAAATGTAAATTCTGTTGATGCAAGTTTATCTTCAGGACGCTTGTACCATCCTGCTTGTCTTAATTCTTTTTGTACTAGTGGACGTACATCTGCGTTAGGTTGATGCTTCAATATGCTATGCTTACACACTTGGTAAGCCATATCTTCTCTTGGGTCGTAGCCTATGAATACTTTCATTAATCTCTTCTTTCTATATCTTCTTCAATACACTTTTCGCCATATTGTACTTCTATTACGTGTGCAGGAACATCTTGATTATTCATGGCTTTGTGCCATATATTTGATCCAATATTATAACCATTAGTTAGTGCAGGTAATTCAAATCCTTGTTGCGGTTCGCCACTCTCTTCTATTTGAATAGCCATGCTTACTTGACCTTGTGTTACATACCACATCTCTGATCTGTACTTGTGTCTTTGATCGCTTAGACGCTTGCCTGGTAGTATTACAAGTTCTTTTACTTTGTATCCTTGTTCAGGTTGATCATCAAGTACTCTATACCAGCCCCATTCTCTTACAGTCTTAGGAGCCTTCCATTCTTCTAGTATCCAAGATGAACTGTTCTTTTTATCTTCTCCACCAACGCCAAATACAAATTCTACATTAGGCATATCACCATATGTAGCATATTCGGGTGTTGTTGTGTTGGTTCTATCTCCGCCGTTAGCAAAGATTAATTTGATATTTCCATGTGTACTAAGTGCTTGAAAAATTGCATTACATGCACTATCATCGTCATCGTTGAATCCTATAACTTGATCAACAACAGATAGTTCTTCTACAATAGAACATCTTTCATGGAAGGGCATAAAGTGTTTACCCTTTTTTCTAGCAAGCCATTCGTCTGAATTAATACCAACAATTAGTTTAGTACCGAGTTTTTTTGCTGCTTTAAAGTAGGCTATGTGCCCCGAGTGTAGTGGGTCAAATCCACCTGTGACTAATACAATACGTTCCATATAGATATTTATGTACGTAGTTTATTGCATTTAAAGATTACGAATCCAGGACTTTCTATTACTTCATATTCAGTAAAATGAGTTTTTATTAATTCTATTTTTTGTTCTTTTGAAAAAAAGTTTTTCCAGAGAGCTTTTTTTGACTTCTTATTTGAGAATAAAATTATTGTAGTGTCTGCATACTTTTTGTAAAAATTAACAATTTTATCAGGATAATCTAAGTACTCTAAAACTCCCAGTATCAAACAATAATCATAGTTTTTGTAAGGTACATAAATGTCTTGATCAAGATCTAATTGTATATCAGCTTTGTCAGTTTTATCTATACCTAGATAATCTTTAGCTTTGTAAAAATTTAAAAAATCTTTGTCAGCACATCCTATGTCTAATATTGTGCTGTTGGGCAAGATTAAATCTGCAACTTGTTTTGTTCTCAGATTCCATCTATGTTTAAGATCATACATTCTTAACTGCTACAAAATTAGATTCATACCCCTTTGGGTTTTCGTAACGCCTAGCATCAGCTGTACGATACACAAATTCATCTAATGTTAGTTCATTTAGATGTTTGTCATGTACTGTAAAACCGTAGTTACGTAATTGATTATACAGTTGATCATTAGTATAGTTATACTCTTTTGTATGTATTTCGTTGCATTCAAAGTAAATTACTTTTGCTGTTTTTAATGTAAATGATGCGCCTTGTAGTGCTAGTAGCTCTGCGCCTTCTACATCTAATTTAACAAAGTAAGGTGTTAATTGGAAACTATCTAATGTTTTACTAGGTAATGTTAACTCTTCAAAGTTCTCCATATAGGAGTGTTTTTGTAGCCCACTCCAGCCTAGTCTGTCCTTGTCTTTATAGAAAGTTGTTTCATTACAGTTATTGCTGATAACAAAATTATGTATTGTAACATTATTGTTTTTTCTAAATCTATTTTTGCATTTTTCGTATTGTTCTGGTAAAGCCTCAAAACAATGAAATGTTGCTTCCGGAAATTCAGTAACAAACGTCTTACACCATTTGCCTGTTCTTGCACCTACGTCTAACATAAACATGTCTTTAGGTGCTGTGTCTTTAATAAATTCGTAAATTAATTTGTCATCATCTTTTTTAAAGGCAGGCATCTTCCATCCCAGCAACTCTAAGTTTAACAACGTTTGTAATTTGCCATTGCTTTTGATCAAGTGCTTTAAGTACACCTAACCATTTATTACGTAACAATGCAAATTCATTAATAATCTTTTCGTAGTCAACAACGTCTGCCTCACCGTCTACGTATTTTTCAACGTCACGGCTTGACAAAGCTCGTTGATAATTTTCTAAATATTTCTTAAAGTATGAGCTACGCAACCTGCGTAACTCAATATTTAAGTAGTGTAGCACCGCTTCAATCTCTTGTAGTTGATTAAAGCGATGCTCTACAATGCCTGGCATAGATGCAGCAGCCCGTTCTACGTTACCTACCAACTTAACTTCTTTCTTTGCATCAAGAAGTTCGTTTTCAAAAAACGCAACAGCAGCAGGTATTTTACCTACGTCACGACTTACTTCACTATACCAACCCATTACTCACTCCACTCGTTGTCTTCGTCATCGTATGTTTCTTCGTTGTCTTCATCTAGATAATAAGATATTGCTTCATCTAGGTGATTATCATTGCCCAGAAGTTCTTTCATTTGCTGATCATCGACTCCGTGATCAGCTAATAAATCAACAAACTTCTCAGCAACTAATTCAACTTGTTTCTTGTCCACATACTCTTTGAACAAATTCCAAACGTCTACCGCCTGATCCAATTCCATAATTACTCCTCTGTAACAGTTTCTTCTAGTGTTTCTTCTAGTTCTGCTTCAGAGGTATTTACCACGGATTGCTCTTTTATCACATAATCAGCCATGACAATGTCTAGCTTCTCACCTGTCCAAGCCTTACGGTACTCTAACATTTCAGTGCCATCAGAAGTGATATATTTCAATCTGTTGCCTTGCTTTTCAATAACACCTTTTGCTTCGAAAAGTTCAACAATACCACTGTATGGGTTCATGCCAGTTTCGTATGGAATCTTAACCTGTACACCTTCAAACGGTTTTGCGTAACGTGTTTTCATTACCTTACAGCCAGCACGGATACCCATGACTTGACTGATCTTATTACCGTCTGCATCTTCTTTGAGCTTCATCTTCTTCATTGCTACAACAATACTAGAAGCGTATATAAAGCCCTGTCCACCACTTATTTTATCGTCTGGATCAAACATATCCTGTGACGCATAAGTGTGATTAGTACAAACTAAGCCTACGTTGTGGGCACCAATCATGTTAACAGTATTACGGACTAATGAAGTTAGTGCTTTAGGCTTACGACCCATATCACCTTTCATGTCACCCTTGTTAAACTGATCAACATCAGTTGGTGTTAATAGCATGCCAAGTGAGTCAATTACAAATAATACTTTAGGACGATCTTCCTCATCCATTGCTTTGTAATCAATCATAAACGTACTAATAGTTTTAGCAACGTCATCGATCATACTCATACTTAATTTTAGAAGCTTCGATTCGTCACAGTCGACTCCTAGTGCTTCTAGCCATGCTTGATCAAGTGCATTTTCTGTATCAATTAAGACTACATAAATGCCTTGTTCTTGTGCGTGTCTTACAATATTACCTGCCGCAAAATAACTTTTGCCTGCGCCAGACTCTCCTGCAAACACTGTTACCTTTCCTAGTGGTACACCTTTGTCAAAGTCTCCACTAATAAGATAGTTTAGTGCGTACGAACCAGTACTAATCCAATCTGTAGGATCATTAAAACCTGAGCTCATACCTTGGATTGACTTTGTTAAGTCTTTCCTAAATTTACTTACATCGAATGATTTAGCCATTTCTTCTCCTGTATTAAAAGTTGCTTCTACTAACGTTTGGAACGTTGACAGGTAAACCTTGAATCTCTGTTACCGGGTTAGTTAGTAGAAGCTATAATGTTATTATTACTGTTGACGACTTCTAATCATTGCTAGAATGTCACTTGCATTACCTTCGGGTGCAGGAGCCGCTTCAGCTGCTGGAGCTGCTGGTGCTACTGGTTCAGCCACTGGTGCTGGTGCTGCTTCTGCTACAGGAGCAGGTGTTGCAGGTGCTGATGAACGTGAAGTTGCTGTTGCGTTTGCACTTGCAGCTACTTGTGGATCACCTGTACGTGCTTGCATACCTGCAGGACGGAAGTAATTACTCCAACGTTCTGCGTCATATGCTTCACCATCTACTGATGCTTCAAACATTTCTTGCATCACTTTTACAGCCGTTTCATCTGGCTTCTTGGGTAAGAAGTCTGATAAGTTAAACAAACTGTGCGTATTAACAGCATTCATTTCGCTATCATCTAATGGACGCTCTCTACGTGCCCAGGATGATGTTGAGTAGTCTGCATACCCACCTTTAGATGTTTTGTTAAGACGGAAGTCTACACCTGCTGTGTAATCAGTCGGCAATTCTTCCATATCTGGATCCATAAGCGCCTGCTTAATAATCTGGAAAATTTGTGGACCAATAATGAACCTACGTATTGGGTTCTCAGGTGACTGATCGTCTGCAATTGGATTATCAGTTACAAAGCCTTGGAATACGTATGAACGCTTTTTCCAATACTTACGACCCATGTCTTCTAGACTTGAATCTTTAAACCAACCACGTACTTCATTTAAGATGTTACATGTTTCGCCATACATTTCCATACAAGGAATTTGTACTTGTACTGGACGACTATCAGTTTCGCCTTTAACACCTGCGAACGGAAGTTTGATCATCAAACGTTCTGCCCAGAAAAAAGTGTTATCTGCGTTACCGTCTGGAAGGAAACGTAGAGTTGAACTCTCGCCTTCTTTCATATTCCAAAATGGGTAAATTGGGTTTGGACCTTGGTTTTGTCCACCGCCCGATGAGCGGGTTTCTTGTTCTTTGAGCTTTGCTCGGATTTCTGCTAATGATGCCATAGTTAATGCCTCCTATAAGTGCCTATGTTTTGCTTTGTAGCTACATTGCTACGTTTTGTGCCTATTATGTTTGTAGCACAGTTTATATTATATACTGGTTTACAAACAAAGTCAAGTCTTTTTTAAAGAAAAACTAAAAAACTTATGAGTATTAGCAGATTATCTTAAACCTGCTAATTCTCTCATTCTGTTAAAATCATTATCAACTTCTACTTCCATTTGCTGTGGCTGTGCCTGCATTTGGTATTCTTCGAATGTTTGATTAATTTTTTCAATAAACTGTTTTGCTGGGTTAATGTACTCTTCACCATAATCTTTTTCAATCATAGTTAGTACGGCTGTTTCGCCTTT